CAGCCGGCGAGAGTTGTTCGTTTCTAATGATAGGAAGCACCGTTCGCGGAAGGGTCTTAAAGGCATCGCCTTTCCTCAACCCCATTACTTTGGCCGCTTCTTTCTTCAGAAACTTTGAGGCTCTCTTGCCCGTAAGGTCATCAATTTTCTCAAGACCTTCTTCGGCAAGATCAATAGCGCCTGTCGCCTCTGCAAGGTAACCAAGACCTTGAGCGGCGCGCGCATAGAGTGACATTTACTGCGCGCCAGTGCCATCAAACAGACCATTCGCTGTGATGACACCGGCAGTAAGAGTTGTTGTAGGATCAGCGTACAACACAGCAATGTTCAGCCAATGATTCTTGGCTGTATCAGTGCTCGTCTTAAAATAGGAAGGACTATTCGTCCAATTCTTATCTGAAGGATCCTGAGGGCGCCATTCAAGCACGGCTGGCTTGGACAATGGAACTCTCACGCAATGCTGCTGTCTCTGAATGCTTTTCACAATCTTCACGACATCAGCCGATGCAACTCGGCTGAGTTCACCCGGATTGGGCTCTTCAGCATGAGCAGCCACAACCCCAGACGAAGATCCGTAATCAATCCACATTACCAGCTCTCCTGAAATTGCAGTAGAGACTTTTGGCGTGTAGATGAAGCGCATCCGTCTACGTCGGATTCGATCAAATAATCCACTCTCAGTGTCAATTAAACCTCCTTCCAATAAGGCCGGCAAGTATTGTGACATCTTGTCGAACATGTTAGGGGCAATTTGCATCTGAGCAAAGAAATTGATGGCTCCGCCTGTGCCTGCAATCCCAATGGCGTCGTTGACAGCCACAGCAATTGTGTCAGCTTCAACTCCGTCCGTCGGGTTAAGTGTCAATGCGTTAGCTAATTCAAACACGGAAATTAAATTTCCAGCTTGATTGTAGGTTCCGCGAGGCACACTTGCTTGCGCAGACATTGGATGCAGAAGAAAGTTGTTGTACTTAGGAGTAGCAATTTTAACCTTCTTAACCATCTTGATGATGGTACGGACTCTGGGTCTTGAGGGTCGATTGTTCTTTTGTTTTTGTTTCTTTTTGTTTTGCTTCTTAAGCGGCATTTCATAGATATTTACAAAGATAGATAAATATAGAAATGATAAATAGTGAGTCTTTGGGTTTCTCCCCCTATCACTATTGTACAGGCTGTCCTTTAAGGTCATTCAGCAAAGTTTGGGTGGTACTTCATCAATAAAGCCACCCACTCATCAAGTTTCGGATGATTTCTCATTTCCAAAACGAATTGCATAAGGAGACCAGGATCCATCTTGGGTTGTTCCAATGCTCTGAAAAGAGTTTTGGAACCATCAACTGGATAACTGGTATCGTGGTAGAACAGTTGAGAACAAAATTCGAAGTGATCTGGCTGACAACGTTCATACAATTTGACGTCGTGGCCATATTTACGATATTTTGCAATCGCATCTTCCACAAAACCTTCTATTGAATCATCTCCCATCACTCCGGCATCAGATGCTCCGATAAGTCGAGCAACGGCCCACCGCATAACGCAGTTGAACCTGCTTGTCTCGAAGAATCCGCTAAGCATCATGCCATAGCGTGTGAAAACATAAAGTTTTCCATTCGGGAGTGAGAAAATTGGATGTGTCACATTCCATAACATCTACCAACTTAGTCTCCAATGTGCTGAATCTGGATTCGACCCC